CCTAAAAAATGGAAAAAAACAACTCAGGGCGACTATCTAAAAATGGCAGAATCAATTCTTACTTCGGAAAGATGGGGCGAGAACGATCCGATGCACGAGTGGGCTGTTTCGACATTGCAAAAAGCAAGAAAAACTAAATGATCGGCCACACCAGTAAAGTCTAACCACACGGAGGGAAACGTGAGCCATGAGATTACCAATATGGATTTGCTTGGCGCCCTTCATCGTCGCGCTGATCGTGAAAGCCGACTCTTGCGGGTGGCCTGCCGACGAAACGACAAAATCAATGAAAGGTTCGACGAACTCGCACAAACAGGATATTGCCCCCGGACTGGAGAACTCGTTACGCATGACGGGCAAGGAAACGTCCTGTCTTATATCAAAGACCTCAACCGCCAGAGAGGGATGGGCAACATGGTATCCCCCGACGGGCAACCTGACGGCATCGGGGAAAGTGTACAACCCGAAGGCGATGACGTGCGCCATGTGGAACATAAAGTTCGGGCAACGGATGCGTGTAACGAACTTATGCAACGGTCATACGATCATTGTATCTTGCACGGACCGGGGTCCGGCGAAGTGGACAAAAAATATGATCGACCTGACCCCGGCGGCGTTCAAAAAACTCGCAAGCCTCGAAAGAGGTAGGATTAGAGTAGTGGTGGAGAGGGTGAAATGAAACTTAGCGGTATATACGGAATAGTCAATCTAATTAATAGGAAGATTCTTATTGGTAGTAGCACGAATATTCTGCGTCGTTGGCACCAACACAGATGGGACGCCCGCAAAGGAATCCATCCAAATGATTATTTTCAAAAATCATGGACGAAATATGGAGAAGAATCTTTTGAGTTCAGGATTCTTGAAGATTGTTCCGTGTCATATCTTTTACCACGCGAAGATTATTGGATAACTTTTCATAACAGCAAAAACAGGGATTGCGGGTTCAACCTCCAAGACGCATCCATAGTTGTGCATTCCGATGAAACGCGAAGAAAAATAAGCGAAATTAAAAAAGGTACGGTCATAACAACGGAAGTCCGCAAAAAAATGAGCGACGCCCACAAGGGAATATATCCTTCAAAAGAAACACGCATAAAAATGGGGATAGCTCAAAAAGGAAGAATTTGCTCCGAAGAAACCCGCCGTAAAATTGGAGCCAAACATAAGGGAAAAATTGTGACAGAAGAAGTAAGAAATAAAATTAGGAAGTCACTTAAAGGAAGAATTCCGTCCGAAGAAGCCAGAATCAGAATGAGCAATGCTCATAAAGGCAAACGTCTTTCCAAGGAGAGAAAGTGGGTGTAAAAATAGATGACCTCCCCGAGCGATATCAACGCCAAGTCCAGCAACAACTCGTTGTTGGTAAGATTAGTTTTTCCCGCCCGGCTCCCCACTTGGAACCGGATACTGGCAATGCACTTCTGGCAACGCAAGAAACTACGCGACCTGACGGACAAGTTAGTGTCACTTTCCTTGAGAAGCGTCACCGGCTCGCCGACCCCGACGGAGCTTGTGTTAAATACGTCCTTGATGGGCTCGTTAGTGCGGGAGTATTACAAGATGATAGTGCCAAGGAAATCGGCAAAGTCAATAAAGAGCAGGTGCAAGTTACAAAAGACGAACGGGAAGAAACGGTAATTGAGATATGGCAACAGAAACCATAACGGCAACAATCACTATGAACTATGCGGTGCAATCCGTTCAGACCGACAAGGGCGACTCCATGCACCCGCCGGAATGGGAGACAAGAGTAATTGTTGAAGACTTGGATATTGATGGTGAGAGTCCAAGCAAAGAACTTAGATTATTTCTAATTGAGTTTATGAAAGATAGGATCAAATGAACGAACTCGAACAAGTCCAGACCGAAGCTCTAACCATCCGTGACCAGGCCAAGGCAATCATCATTGTGGATAAGGAATCCTATGAACGTGCTGGCACTATGCTTGTAGCCGTCAAGAAGCTACGCAAGCAGATCAAGGCGGTGTTTGCCCCTATGAAGGACAAGGCATCAGCCGCCCACAAGGAGATCGTGGCACAGGAGAAGAAGGCAGACGCAGAGGCCGCCGAGACCGAGGCCATACTGCTCCCGGCCATGACCATGTACGACGAGAAGTACGGCGCTCCCAAGGTCGAAGGGTTACGCAAGGTGCAGGAAGTGTGGAAGTTTATGGTCAGGGATCCGGCATTGATTCCTGATGAGTTTTGGATGCTGGATATGGTCAAGTTGGGCGAATACGTCCGAACCATGCGGGAGTCAACCAAAATAGGAGGTATTGAAGTGTATTGTGAACGTGGTGGGGTCAGGGTCGAAGGTCAGAAACGGATCGAGTTTTAATATGCCAAGCGAATCAGCAAAGAGAGCCAACAGGAAGTATTACCTACTGCATCGTCAAGAAGTTCTTGATCGTAGCAAGGTGTGGCACCGACTGCATCCAAGAGACAAGATGGCGGCGAGAATAAAAGACCGGGCGTGGCGCAGGAATCATCCCGGATACGATAAGATTCATTGCGATAAATATAACGCAAACAACCGAGAAAAGCGAAGATTATACGGCATCGCCTATCGTGCTAAAAATCTCGAAAAAATCAGAGAGGGTTACAGGGCTTACTATTCCGACCATAAATCTAAACGCATCGCAGATGCTCAAGAATATGCCAAAAGACATCCTGAAATGGCAAAAAGAAAAAGGGCGAGTAGAACTCATGCTCCTGGTTATGGGCATACCAGCAAAAAACACATAAACTCTCGATGGGAGATGTGGGGAAATAAATGCTGGATTTGTGGCAAAGATGCAACAACAACAGATCATGTTAAACCGATAAAAAAAGGAGGCTCGCATTGGCCGGCAAATTTGAGACCTGCTTGCGCCAAGTGCAACGCGTCTAAAAGCGCGAAGTGGGAAGGAGTAAAAACAGTTACGGAACTACAAAAACAAGGAGGGTTAAAATGCAAGTTATCAGCGGAAAAATTCAACAGGCTCAAAGCATCCTGATATATGGTCCTGAAGGTATAGGAAAATCAACGCTCGCCGCTCAGTTTCCTAAACCCGTATTCATCGATTGCGAGCGCGGAACAGGGTGGATGAATATCGACCGTATGCCGTGCAAGTCGTGGCAAGATATTATGGACGCCGTGAAGTACGTCAAGACCCAGAAGCACGATTACAAAACGGTTGTAATTGATAGTGCTGACTGGGCCGAGCGCGATTGCGTTCAGCACGTTTGCTCACAAGCTGGCAAATCCAGTCTCAGCGAATTCGATCATGGCAAAGGATATGTGAAACTTTCGGATGAGATAGAAAAGTTTCTTAATTCCCTGAATGCCTTAATTGATTCTGGGATGCACGTAGTCTTTATTGCTCATTCCTCAATTAAAAACCTCGACCTTCCGGATGAGGGCGGATCGTTCGACCATTACGAGATTTCCTGTAGTGGTCGGGTGGCTCCACTTCTTAAAGAGTGGGCGGCAGCCGTGCTTTTTATTAACTATAAAGTCCAAGTCACGGAAAGCGAAACAGGGAAGATGAAAGCCGTCGGCGGCCGCAAGCGCATCATCCACACCCAGCACACCGCGGCCTACGATGCCAAGAACCGCTGGGGGCTGCCCGACCAGATACCGTTTGAGTTGCCGTTTGACTTCGGGGTGTTTGCCAAGGTGCTCGGTGAGAACGTCAGCAAGCCGGTGGTTGAGAAGGTGGAACCCGCGCCGGTCCCCAAGGGAGTAGAGGAAATGCTCAAGACCGGACAGGCAACGAAGGTGGGACCCGTCAAGCCCGAAACCGAGGATATCCCCCCGCGGCTGGCAACACTCATGGAACTGTCCGGGGTGCTGGTGTCGGAATTGAAGGATTACTGCGAAGGAAAGTCATTCATACCAAAAGGAGGGAAACTGACGGAGATCAAATTGGTGGTATTGAACCAGATGATTCAAGATGCCAACTGGAACGTGGTGGTAGAGAAGATCAAATCAACAAGGAGTAAATAGTCATGAGTAAAGACTGGGACAGTCCGATTGATGAAGATGGTAGCGGCGGAAGTCCGTTACTTCCCGAAGGGGAATATCGACTTGCTACTAAGTCGCTGACCAAGGCCATATCAAAAGGCGCCAAGACGGATGGAGCGCCTCAAGCCAAGTTGGTGTTTATGGTGTACAACATCAACGATGACACCTATGCCAACAGGATCGGCACGGCATTCGATACCCTGACCCTGCATGACAGCACGTGGGGCATGGTGTGTGCGTTTTTCCGTGCCATCGGAGAGCGCAAACACGGCGAGACCATTACTCCCAAATGGGACGAAGTTCCTGGTGCCACCTGCAAGGCGGTGTTGGAACAGCACACCTATAACGGAAAGACGACCATGCAGGTCAAGAACTACCTGTTCCCGGCCGAGGGACCCGAGGAACCGGCTCCGGCAAACTTCGCGTAATATCAAGGGTGGCTACCGGCGTGCGGGCCTCCGGCGTGTGTTCCCTCCACGTTCCCGTGCCGGTAGTCCACCCGAGGGGGAATATGAACCGTCAATACTACAACAGCCTGGAATTCATCACGGTGAAACGTCGTAAGTGTAAATGCGGAGCGTTCTTCACGCCGATAACAGGGGATGAGGCGATTTGTTTTGATTGCCAATGCGAACACGATTGGCAGAAATCTCAGCACGAATTCGCAACCACAAAAAAAGAAAGAGGGAACGATTATGCCAACAACTGAAATTGATATGAGTGCCGAAATAAACAAAGGGATGAGCCAAGAGATAATGAGCGGGACGCTCGAACAAGCTGTTTCCGATTATAGGTTATTGCGGAAACGCAAAATCATCAAGGATGGCAAACTAAATTTGAAGTTACTCGCAAAGTATAAAAAAAGGCATATTGGCGGAATGGGTGTGAAGGATATACGGGATACTTATGTCTTCATTCATGGCGATAGTTTCAAGCGTGCATGGGAAATTGGCGACTTTGATGCCGATTGCGAGCGCGCCAGGAAACAGATAATCGAGGGACCGATAGCACCTGAGTAACATCATGGTTTTAAGAAACTACCAATCCGACGCCCTGAACGCGGTCTATGCCAAGTGGAAGGAGCACCGCAAGGTGTTGGTGTCGATGCCAACCGGATCCGGCAAGACCCATGTGTTTTCGCATATTGCGGCAAGGGAACACTCCGCCGGAAACAGAATTTTAATCCTTGCACACAGAGATGAGTTGATCCGTCAAGCTCAAGATAAACTCAAGGTTGCTACGGGTTTGGACTGTGGCATCGAGAAGGCCGAAGAAAACGCCAACGGACATAGAATCGTTGTTGGTTCTGTTCAGACCCTTATGCGTCCGAGCAGGTTGGAACGATTTGACCGCAACTACTTCGGTAAAATAATTATCGACGAGGCCCACCATTGCCTTGCCGACTCCTATCAGCGCATCCTTAATCACTTCCCGGATGCTTATGTATGCGGGGTATCAGCGACCCCGGATAGGGGCGACAAGAAGAACCTGGGCCAATACTTCGACGCCTTGGCCTACGAGTACAGTCTGCGTCAAGCCATAACTGATGGATGGCTGTGCCGGATTGTTGCCAAAACCCATCCGCTAAAGATCGACCTGTCCAGCGTCAGGATTACGGCCGGCGACTACAACGAGGGCGACCTTAGCAACGCCCTTGACCCCTACCTGCCCCGCATAGCCGAGGCGATCCCAACTGACCGCAAGACTCTCATCTTTACCCCGCTTTGTGTTACCGCTCGCAAGCTACAGGGCATCCTACATGATTCAGGGCGCCGAGCGTACTATGCCAGCGGCGAGGATAGGAGCCAGATGTCGGAATGGGAGGCTGATGGGCTCGGGTCGGTCATGCTCAATAGCCAACTCTTGAACGAGGGATATGACCACTCACCGATTGATTGCGTAATCGTACTTCGAGCAACCAAGAGCCGGCCATACTACGCCCAGATGATCGGGCGCGGGACCCGTCCGGGCAAGGATAATCTATTGATCCTTGACTTCCTCTGGCAGACGGCCAAACACGATCTATGCCATCCGTGCAACCTGATTGCCGAGTCCCCGGAAGTGGCTGATAAGATGCAGAAACGACAAGAGGAAGCCACCGGTCCGATGGACTTGGAGTTCATGGAGGATATGGCGAAACGGGATGTAATCAAGGAACGCGAGGAGGCTTTGGCCCGGGAACTAAGGAGTCAACGGCACAAGGAATCTCGTCTAATTGACCCGCTGGCCTACGCTGTTATGATTAAAGACGAGGGATTGGCCGAGTACGAACCGGTATTTGCATGGGAAGAACAGGCACCCACGGAGAATCAACTTCACTTATTGAAGCGATTTGGAATCAACTCGGCAAAGGTCAAGACTAAGGGGCACGCCAATCGCCTGTTGAACTGTGTTCTTGGCCGGAGCAAGAAGAAGATGGCGACACCAGGACAAGTCAGAACGCTGAACGATGCCGGTTATTATTCTGATCTGTCAAAATCAAGGGCAAGCGAGTTACTTGCGGAACTGTCGAGTAATTACTGGAGAGTTAAGTTCTAACAAAAAGGAAGTGTCTAATGTTTAATCTCCACCTACTCAACATCAAACTTCCGCCGCGCCAATCCCTGAAGATAATCCCGTTTGGCGACATCCACCGTGACGTGGAGCTTTGCGATACCGAACGCTGGCACAATTTTCTACGCCGTTGCCGCCATGAGGACGATGCCTTTACCTACTACATGCTCATGGGCGATCCTAACGACTTCGCCTCGACAAGCGAGCGCAAGATTTTACTCGACCCGAAGCTACACGATTCCACGGTTAAAAAACTCGACCGCATTGCCGACGCAGATACCGAGCGGTTTTTATCCGAAGTAAAGTTTATGAAGGGCAAGATGATTGGCGTGGTGGCCGGAAACCATCAATGGCACTTCCAAGACGGCTTCAATTCCGACCAGCATATTGCCGAGCAGTTAGGCTCGAAGTACCTTGGCGAAATATCTTATACCCGGTTAGCTTTGGAACAAAACGGACGCCATGTAGTTGTTGATATTGTCGCCGCACACGGCAAGGCTGGTGGGAAATGCGCCGGGACTACGATAAACCAAGTGGACGACCTGCGCCGTATCTTCCCTGTTGCCGACCTGTACTTTTGCGGACACGACCACAAGCGCGGTGTATGGCCTGAATCTACGCTGGTGGTGCAGATAAATAACCAGACAGGCGAAATGGCAGTCAAGCAGAAACGCCAACTTCTATGCCGGACAGGATCATTCCTACGCGGATACGTTGACGGCCAAGACAGTTATGTGTCCAATAGATACCTACGCCCCACCGAGCTTGGCACAATCAAACTTGAAGTGAAGATTAAACGGACGCGAAAAAACGATGCGGACTCTACAATGGCGGACATTCACGCTCATGTGTAATCGGCAATATAATGCTCACTATGTCCATTTTTCGTGGACTTATGGTGCATCAATGACCAAAACAGCATTATACTGAATACTAAATAGTGCCAAATTAGTAAAAAACTGTCAGAATTACCGCTCGGTAACAATAAACATGAATTGCACAATAAAACGGAGAAGTTTACCGAACGGTGTTATTGCCATAAGTATACACAAATGATGACTATTTTATATAGATTTACACAATAGAAGGAGCAACAGGTGAAACGAAAATATAAACAAGGCAACAAAGTCTACCACGACTTTATCGAAGATGGCGCTGTGAACGCCGACCATCTGCGGTGGTGCAAACGATGTCAGCAATGGATTCCTCCACCCGGCATACACACCTGCTTAGCCACGCCCGATGCGGTAAAAACTACTGCAAGTGCAGTAAAAACCGCTGTGCGGAAGATTGCAGAAAGAGACACATTGTGTCCTTCTACGCAAATTAAACTGCCGAAACACTGGAGCGAGATGCGTAAGGCTAAACCGAACAAACGGGCGGTTAAACCGAATAAGAAGGAGAAACGATGACCGACAAACAACAATTCCAGATGCTTGAGGACTTTGCCAATGATAGCTCAGTCGCCAAAGGCGGCCACATTCAAGTGACCGTAAGCGAATACTCCACACGGTTTGAGCCGAAGGATGGTCATGCGTGGTTCAAGCATGAGGATAGCAAGTTTCTCGACGAGATATTAACCGGGGCAAACCATTTCATGTATTGGCTACGACGCGAGGGATATGAAATCAAGAAAAGCAAAAAAGCCAAAGCAAACTGACTCTTGGATTCGCCAGTGGATATGGTGGATTAAGGACGAGGCGCGGGCAAGTACCAAGAAACGCAAGGATATAACCAAGGGTGTTGGTAACTTATAGGACATTTATAGGACATTATGAAAGACGGGCAGGATAGATTCACGGATGAGCGTCAGGTTAACCTGAATACGCCACATCGAGGTCGGGAGTTGGGCTGAATAAAGCCCAGCGTAACCTTGGAAACCCGGATTCTGAATAGGGGATGCATACCCGTTCCCGTCTTAATTTAAGGATGATATGACACCAACATGGCAAACTGACGACGGGCGCATCCAGCTTTATTGCGGCGATTGCCTGACGATCCTGCCGGAGATTGGCAAGGTAGATGCGGTGATTACTGATCCGCCGTATGGGATAGGACACAACAATATCGTTCCCGGCGGTCCGAGCAAGTTTCATTTAGCTAAGTTAACTCAATATAAGACTGTGAATTGGGATATAAAAAATCCAGACGTGATTAAATCGTGTGCCCTTTTTAAGGACTCTGTAATTTTTGGCGGAAATTATTACGCCGATGTTTTGCCTCTGTCTCGCGGGTGGGTAGTTTGGGATAAAAGGGCGAATGGAAGATATGCGGACGGAGAATTGATTTGGACAAACAAGGATGTTGCGCTTCAGATTTTTAGATACACATGGAGCGGAATGTTAAAACAAAAACCGGAAATACGTTATCACCCCACTCAAAAACCCGTTGAATTAATCGAACGTCTTTTGGTTGAATATTCCCCAACATCGGAAATCGTCCTCGACCCCTTTATGGGTTCCGGCACGACCGGAATCGCCTGCATCCGCACTGGCCGCAAGTTTATCGGCATTGAAATCTCACCAGAATACTTTGAGATTGCCAAGAACAGAATCAAGATCGAGTTGCAACAACAACTGTTAGCACTATGAAACCACCCAGCATCAAGCAGTATTGCCAATGCGGTCAACTCGTGGATTTAATACAAGGTAGGCACTTCCCGCGCCGGGGAACAGTCAAGGTGTGTCGCGAGTGCTGGACGAAGTTACAGGCATCCTATAAAACAGCACAGAGGATTACGAAAGAGATGCAAGGCGATTCGATTGTCAACAACCTTATGAACCAATTTGGGATGAAACCATGAGAGAGCGACTTCCAGACGTGCGCGAGTCATTGAATCACAAGCTGGTTCTTTGCCATCCGAAGCCATCCGGCAAGATCGAACGCTTGCACTTTTATCTAGTGATTGGAATGTATAGCGATGGCCGCCCAGCAGAACTTTTTATCACGGTGAACAAAGGCAACGATACCATCAGCGGATTCTGCAAGGTATTCGGAATCCTCATAAGCCTCTGCCTCCAAAGCGGAGTGCCACTCGAAAAACTATATGAAAAGCTGTCGCACCAGTCGTTTGAGCCAAGTGGGTTTACGGAAAACAAGGACATACCGAACTGCCAATCAGTTGTAGATTATGTCATGCAGTTTATGAAACAGCAGTTTATGTCACCAAAAGTAGCTATAATTGGTGACAATAACATGGCTCTGGAAGAACCGGAGAAGGACAAACACCTGTCGCGCCCGTGCGCCAAAGAGTAGGAATATTATGAAACATATAAAAATCGGCAAGTGCTGGGGATACGAACATAATAAAGCCATAGATTTGAATTTTGAAAAGAATAAGTTATGTACTCGTCGCATGATTGTTTTATACGAATCCGACTACCGCAAGCTGGTGAAGGCCGGGAAAGGGGAGGGATGACATGACCATCGAAAGCGGCAGTAAAATCACAATCGGCCTGTTAAATACGTCGCCAGAACCCGACGACCTGATCCGTGTCGCCAACCGGATTGTTGATAACATCTTTCTGGTAGGTGAGGCTGTCGAGACCGTGGCGCGATTCATTACGACAGCGGCAGAGCAGGAAGGCGTCGAACTGGAATGGGATAGCAAAGAACGAAAATTCAGGAGGGCAACATGAAACACCACGATTACCTGACTGGCTACAAAGCGACTGACGCGGACATGAAGTGCCAAGGTTTTCAATACGAGCTTGGCAAATGGTACAAGCAAAAAGGTGAAATAGAATTATGTAAAAAGGGGTTCCACTTCTGCCTTCATCCCAGTGGCCCTTGGGCGTATTACAACGATACAGGTACGCGCATATTCAAGGCGGAGGCGAAAGACGCATACGAGGAATATACTCCCGGCGCGGACTTAAAAATTGTTTGCCGGGAAATAAGGCTGACCGAAGAATTAAAGCCGACCGGCGACATGAACACCGGCTACAGTAACACCGGCTACAGGAACACCGGCAACAGGAACACCGGCAACAGGAACACCGGCGACATGAACACCGGCGACAGGAACACCGGCTACAGTAACACCGGCTACAGGAACACCGGCAACAGGAACACCGGCAACAGGAACACCGGCGACATGAACACCGGCGACGGGAATGCAACGGATTATAGCGGTGGGTTTTTCTGCCAGAAAGAGCCGCTTGTTGTATCGTTCGACAAGCAAACAAAATACACACGAAAAGAGTATTTTGACAAATATCCCGAATATAATCAACTTTTGGAGTTATTGGCGCAAGACGACGCATTTGATTACGGCAAATTCAAAACGTTTCCCGGCTGGACACTCAAGAAATGCAAAGAACTGCACCAGAAACATATTGCGGGAAGGGCAAAGAAATGACCGCCATGAAATTCAATCCAGACTACAAACCGACCATCGGCAAGAACCAGTGTGTCCATGGAAACCTGAAACGCAAGTGTGAGGTGTGCGAACTGGAGCGTGAGAACGCGGAGTTGCGAACGTGTCTTTCCAAGTTAATGAGCATACGAGTTCAAGAAAAGGGCGTGACCTTGCAGGAATTCCATAAATTGTATCAACGCACCGCTGCTATCGTGGAGAATAAACGCAAGATAAAAGAACTGCCTGAGTGGAGTCAATAAGGAGACACATGAAAATCAGCGGACAACTCAACGGTGTGGACGTGGAACCGACGTGCATTTATTGTGAGAGCAAACTTAAACCAGCTCCAACAGAATTAGGCTGGGTAAAAAAGGATCGTCTATCAGGAATATGTTTTGACTGCATTGAATCGTTAAACAAAACCATGCTCTCGATTAAAGCAATGCACCCCGAAGAACTACTCAAACCAAAGGTGGCGAAGGAACCCGCGCATACGACATGCGAGGGGTGCTTAAAGGATAACGGTTCGTTGACTTGTGGAAATTGTATTATGCCAAATGGCGAACATAAGAACTACACCTACGTCCTCAAAAATCAGGACGGAGAAACTTGCGATGGAGATTGTGAACCTTGTGGAGCCTGCGAAAGGGCTGTAAGTGACGCCCCTGTCCCGCCTCCTGCACATACGTCGTGTGTGGGGTGCAAGGACGAATACGATACTGACTATGCAGTAAATTGCAGAACCTGCCACGACTTCGATTACGTTGTTGCCAGACGAATGAACTACACCCCCGCCCCGCAGGTGGAACTGCAACCCTGTTTAGACATACGGAAGATAATCAAGAGTTATCTAAGAGCCAACGGGTTTGATGGATTATTTAATACCGATAATCCCTGTGGTTGTAAAACGAATGACCTTTGTCCCTGTGATGGAGACATGATGGACTGTCGCCCCGGTTATCTGGTGGACTGTGACAAAAATGACGATTGCGGTTGCGAAGGTCAAGGAACAGCACATTGGCATATTGAAACCAAGAAGCCCCCCGCCCCGCAGGACACGGGCGTGGTGCATCGTTCTTGTAAAGGTTGCGACTACGAAAAAGGACAACACCTAAATCCGTGTAATTCTTGTTGTGCCGATGATGGTGAGCGCAAGAACTACACCGCCCCGCAACCCGCACCGCATGTCACCTGTTACGGTTGTTCCCGCGCGATACATGACAACATGGAAACATGGTTGCTTGCAAATTGGTCGAAGGCTGACAGTAAATGCACCCATTGTTATTCTCCAAGCCAGCCCGATTTAGAAGGGCGCAAGAATTACACGCCCGCCCCGCAACCCGCGCCGTATGTACCGACTTACAGTTCCGCTAATCCAGTTGCGAGCAATTCGCTTTGCTATAATAAAGTATGCACGGATTGTTGTTCCAAGGATTGCTCTACTGGATTTGTGGCAAAGCAACCCGCGCCCAAGGTGACGGATGATGGATGGGATAATTCTATCGAAGGACTAAAAGCGCAATCAAAAGCATGGAGAGACACATATAACCTATGTAAATACATGGGCATGAGTGTGCTTTCAAGCTCTATCGGCCCAGCACTTGTTAAAGACTTCATCCGCTCCCTCGCGCAACGGGCAGGGGAGGAGAGGTACAGCGCCGAACAAGTGCGACAATGGATAGGGGGAAAGTTGATAGTCACCCTCTCTTGCCATGACGAAGAAGTTGGAAGATTTAACAGTATTGTCAATGGAATAGCCGACGAAGTGTTTGATCCGCAATCAGGCATCAAGGCGGTTACGGAAAGAAAGGGAGGGTGAGATGAAAAAACCAACCGTAAACGCTGTTTACGATTTTGCAGATAAAATCGCTAAAACCATGAAGGAAATTGGATCAAGTCATGTTTATTTTATTTTCCAACAGGCTTTTGATAAAAAGGGACTTATGTCTTGGCACGAAGTTATGAAAACTTTAGACGACATTATCAACCTGTGTAAAAAGAAAAATAGGACAAATAGCGGTCACCACCCGCGCCGACACGCGGCCTGGCCGGGGAGAGGGGGATAAATGAGAGACACGCAAAAGTATTGCACCAGTTGCGGCAGACCCATCCCTGATGGACAAGGCCGTTCCTGTTCCATGTGTTACGGCGATATGGATTATGGACGGGATGGATATGCTCGACGGGAGTACGAAGCTCAAGAACATCAAAGACAACAACAATCCGAGGAGGCCAAATGACCGCAGGAACAGGCAACAGGGATAAGGGCGGGAGTCCGTGCGATAGTTGCAAATGGACAAACATCGAATCCGGATGGTGTTGTTCTTGCGATTATCCAGATAGACTTAACTGGACACCCATCCCCGCGCCCGTCGGTGTGTGTTTGTGTGGCGAGTGCAGGCTAAAGGATTCTTGTGGACACGAACACGCGCCCGTCGGCGGGGGGCAGGGGGAGAATGAATTATTACGTTGCCCGTTTTGTAGTGGCGTTGCAAAGTTGCATCCAGAACATTTTGTCGCGTGTTACAACGGCGATAGCAGGTGTGGGGTTGAACCATGCACGATAGAACATAAGTCAGATGCCGAAGCGATTGAGGCGTGGAACCGCAGGGCGACTACCACGGCACCGGACATCATGGCGGTGCTGGAGGATGAGGGGTTGGCGGACAAATATGCAATGAGTGTTATTGGAATGAACTACGAATGGCAGGGGCGTATTAGAGCATACCGCGCCGCCGTGAAGGAGAGGATTAAGCATGTCTGAAAAATCATTAGACTGGAACTCACCAGTCGGCCCACACGCTAAGCCGGCAATACCTATGCCAAAGGAAATGCTGCCGATTCTTCCGGATACTGGACCGATCTGTCCATATAACCCAAACCATGATGACATGGAGAAGGCGTTACTGGCGGCTATGTTATGCCAGCCGGATATCACTATTCCGTATTGCCAATCTATCGGTTTGCGTGGTGGAGCATTTCAAGATTTAATGCACCGCAAGATTTACAAAGCCACATTAAATCAATTTGTTTTCAATAAGCACGTCGATCCTCTTTTGGTGTCAGAAATATCAGGAATACCACTATCTGTTTTCAACGAATTGTTATCCATTGAGTCCGAACCTACCCATGGCATTCATTATGCCGATATTGTCCATAACCAATACACTAAGCGGAAACTCGGAGAACTTGCGATTACCATACAGGATGAATCCAAGAACGGCAAGGACGTGTTTGATTCACTCTCCAATATCCAAAAGCGGCTTGATAAAATCAAGCCGGTTAATACCCAGCTAATTATCCGATCCCTGACTGACTTTGCCGACCTCGACATTGATCCTGCCAAGACGCTTCTGGGAAATCGCTTTCTATGCCGTGAGGGGGGTATGTTATTTGTAGGGCCATCCGGAGTGGGTAAGTCCAGCGCCAGCGTTCAACAGGATATTCTCTGGTCTTTGGGACAACCAGCGTTCGGAATATCGCCAGCCAAGCCGCTACGCATTGTTACCATCCAAGCCGAAAACGACGACGGGGATCTGACTGAAATGACACAGGGCATTATGGGTGGACTGGATTTGAGCGCGGAAGATCGAGAACAGGTGCGGAAAAATACATTCTACATCCTTGAGAAGTCCAAGACTGGCCCGGCATTTATGAGATTGGTGGAATCGGTGTTGCGCCGTACCAAACCCGATATCCTCCGCCTGGACCCGTTACAATCATACGTCGGTGGCGATACCAGCGACCCGGAAGTTATGTCCCTGTTTGTTCATACCGGATTGAACCCGCTATTACAAGAATACCAATGCGCTGTGATTGTCAACCATCATACACCAAAGACCAATAACCGGGACACATCAAAGTATAAGTCGTCCGACTGGCAATATGCCGGCGCCGGGTCCGCTGTTCTGACGAACTGGGCCCGGGCGGTAATCATCGTAGACCCATGCAAGGACAATATCAGCCTGTTCCGGTTCATAGCCGCCAAACGTGCATACCGAATTGGATGGAAAGACCAGAATGAGCAAGGAACCATGTTCCAGTATTTCAAGCACGCACGGGAATATGGCGTGATATTCTGGGCGGATGCCAGTCCGGATGAAGTAACATTGAGCGCGAGTGCACCAGTTACGAAATTTGACCTATTAGAACTGGTGCCCGAGAAGGACCCGATACCGAAAGAGGAGTTGATTGCCAAGGCCAAGATTGCCGGGATCGGAAGAAATAAGGCGTGGCAGTTTGTGAATATGCTTTGCGCTGACAAGGATCTTTACATCTGGAAAGTGCCGCGGCCGGGCATGGCGGCACGGGTGGACTTGGCGAGGGTGGCGCAGCCTGAATTGAAACTGGAAGTCTGATTCCCGCCGTTACATCCCACGAAACGACATAGAAAAATCACCAGCGCCAGGTCTTTTTGGCCTCTGGTTCTGGTGTTGGCTCTGGCGCCGCCGAGGGAAACTGCTCCCGGGTCTGCCGTTCACGGTACGCCATACCCCGGGCATGGCGCCAGTCCTTCCACCGTTTCAAAGCCGCGGCACGGCACACCTCGGGGTCCTTACTGTGCCGGCCGCCCTTAGCCGACCGGCAGAGCATGACCTTGTGGTGGTCCTGGCCGCACTTGTCGCAAATCACTGGTTCCATAAGATTTCCGCTCCTTCTGATAGCTTTTTTAATCGGCACTTGTTTTCACCCTGCACCCCACCAAATCCGCACGCACAATCCAGATCACCGCACAGGGCCAGCCATAGGCGCTGGACCTGCCGGCGGGTCAATCGGTAGTCCTTGCTACTGGCCCGGGCGGTGGTCTGGTGGATGTTATTTTGGAATGTAAAATTCATTACCCCTCTATCTCGGCAAGAGTTGCTTTAAGTTGATCTGCTATGGCTTTCCATTCTCTTTCTTCTTGAGTATTGGATACGATTGCATCCCGAATGGATTGACATACTGCCAATAAATTAGGAGCAATAGAAATAAGCAAGGCGTTTGCCGCAGACTCTCCGCTGGGACGCCAGTCGTCAATTTCACAAACACAACACCCTTTATGTGCGTCTCGCGGGAGTGGATTAACCTGGGTTACAGCCAACGGCAAATCTGTCGCTATTTCAACTTTCCATGGACCTGGTGTGTGTTTTGACTTCATATTGTCATTATCTCCTGTTGGTACTCTCTGAATAGGTCGGTTTTTACCTCATCCCTGACGCCCTGATGGGCCTCAAGGATGCGTTCGTCCCGGGCCAATATCCGCTTTGTGCCGGAAAGACAACTCCGATCCTTGGGCATCCTGGGCGTCTTCATCGTCTTTTTGCATGGTTTCCTCCATTTTTGCCGTTAAATCCCATGGTTTCACTCACTTTTTACACCAAATTGAGGCCGGTGTGTCGGGTTGGGCTCTGGTCCAGCCTCCCCAGACCAGGTCCAAGACGCGGCACACCGGCACGCAAATTAAGTCAAGGCCAGCCACAGCAGACAGGCCAGTCCAATGACTGCCAGCCAGCAGACAAGAGCGTTGTATAGGGTTGCGAGCATGTTTTTCCCCTTGTTGCGTCGCGTGTTTCGGCCTGTAAATCGTGCCGGTGTTTCGGGCGCTGATCCGGCGAGCGCCTGGACGTTGTTATTCGCAAATCAATTCAGTCGTCGGGTGCAAAGCGTAACTTTTGCGGAACTGACGACGGGCGGCGCGAGGCGATACCGACTCGACGCGTTTATTGGTTTTGCGATCATCATTTTCGCTTCCGTCGGCTTTCTTGGCTGTCCTAATCATATATGCTGTCATGTTTCTTTCTCCTTCTGCCGCCATTGGCTGACGGCGGGCCGGGTTAATTCGTCTGATCCGGTTTGACAAAAATAGCTCCCTGTCTGTGATAGCATGATAAAAACCTCTCTGCCTTCTGATTCCACGGTGGACGCTGATTTATGTCAACGGATTTGCGCCATATCAGTTTTGCGCTCTTAAACATCCAGCATTTTCCCTCGGCTGAATGGCCTTGCTGGTTATAAAAATCATCATGGCATCCGCAACAATGTTTCTGTTTTTCGTAGTCTCTCATATTCATCAGTTTATTTATCCTTTATTTTTAAGTCTATTAAATCTATCATTATCAACCATAAAGCAAAAAGATTTTGAGTGTTATCATCCCAAAACTCATTTCTTTCAGGGCACCAGTTCAATTGTGCACCAGTAGGGGTTTTTATTAAACGCGGCAATATGTTTTCCCTGAAATATTCGTGAGATTCTATTTTGCTTTTCATGTTTTATCGTGCTCCCAACACCATCCAAGGCGTATTAAATTCCGTGTTTTTGTATTCTATTCTAAAGGCGCAAACATCATTGCTGGCTTGTCGTCTTTCGCGCAATCGGCATAAAGCCGCATCAATGTTTTTTGTTGTGCGTGGCAATGGCTTTCCATTATAAGTCAAACGATATTTATACATTTTTCCTCCTCCATCCGCCGCGGGCCGGGGTTGCGTTATTGGTTATATCCCTGCCCCGGCATAGATTGCCCGTGTTTCGGAAACGATAAATCCTTGCTCTTGTCTGGCGCGTGCTCGCTCCGTTTTCAGATCTTTGCGCCATGTGCCCGGCTCCCGATTGCTCAAGATGTCGCAAAGACAACCCCAGCATTTTGATTTTGCGGCCTTGATATGCACGCCGCATCCAGCGCGGCATTTATGGACATATCTTCCAACTGGTTTGATTCTGTAACTCATTGTGTCCCCCTTTGGCCTGTTGGCCGGTTGTTATGTTATGCCCAAAAATATCTACAAGCTGTTTGCCCGATTGCCGGACTGATCTCATATACTGCATACCGGCCGGCCATAGCGTGCAGTCCCGGCGTATGCAATTCGCAAGCCGCCCTTGCTGCTGCTCCATTGTCCCATTGTGTTAATATACCGGCTTTGCGTAATCGTTTGCTTACCCTCCGCGCTTCTGTGATATTCACAACTCCCCGTTGCGGTTGCGGTTTCGTAGCGTTATACTCTCTCAATCCTGTAATGATCCGTCCGTTGCATATCCGTGCGCTCTACGATCTGCCAGCGCCAGCCGTCAGATACACATGTGCCGATCTTACGGGCTGATCCGCTCTTAATCGCCTTGGTCGCCGTCTGTCTCTTGATGATACTCATGTCCGTCCCTCCTGTTTGGGTTGCGGTTGCGTTAATTGCCAAAACTTTGCGTGCCACCCGCGCGCCTGTATCTATTGATACAATTTCTTAAGGATTGTTTGCGCATTTTTCGGACCAGTCCGTAACCCGACAAATACGCCTTTTTTTGCTCCGAAGTATATGCCGCAAAATCCCTCACTGGTGTTAGGCCGCACTGTTTATCTATTTGGCCAAATTTGATATAGTCTTCTGTTTTCATGACATAGAGTATAGCTTAAACCGTGCCAAGTTACAAAGCAAACCCGATATTGTCAATGCCGGATTGATTATGTTTATTATAGTAGACAAGTTATTGGATTATTGAGACGTGAAAACCTTGTTATATATCAGAATTGAGAATCAGGATTGAGAAGTCCGACTCAAGTCCACGCGGGCGCAAGTGCCTGAGCGTGGGACATGATGGCTCAGAACGCTATTGGCGCCGGGCTCCGGGATAGATCCACGCGGGATCGTGTGCCTGGGCGCCGGACACGGATAACACACAAATTTTTACTGATGATTAACGCCTTGATCATTTTTCCCGTCTTAATTAATCCTACACCAGCCGCACGAGTAAGCACGATAAGTTCGTTTTTAGGGATTGCCCGATCTGCCGGCACCAGAGCAAATACCGCCTCCATTCCTCGTTTTTTGATTTGTGCCCGGACTGCAATCCAGTGTTGCTTTTTTACTTCTTTACGTTTCCGCGCCTCGGCGTACCATTGTGCCGCCTGCGTATCCTCGCGCGCTTCTTTGCCGGTCTCTTGACGCGCTTCCCAATGGATGGTCCGATGACAATGAGCACACACTGCTATACAGCCCGGTATCTCTTCAATCGTCGTTCCTCGACAGTATTGAGTGAGGTAACGCAATGGTTTTTGGACGCTGATCCTGTTTTTGATGTGATGGTATTCCATTATGTAATAAGGATAAGTTCCGCCGCACCGGGTACATGGTTTATCTTTACCGACGGTATAGAGGTTTTGGTTGATGTCGTTTTGCGGACTGGTTGCTTCATTCATAATCTAATCTCCTACAGATTGCCCCGCGCGCGCGTCCGGGTAAGAAGTGCCAGACGGTAGGCGCCGGCAGACCGTCCACGCGGCGGAGCTGTGTTTAATCATGGGGTTTATGGCTTCTTACTTCCATGGTTAAGAGTAAATCATAATTTCAGTAATCTGTCAAGCTTTATTTTCGATTATTTTCATGCTGTTTCGCCGCTATGTAATTCGGGGTTTTATATAACGCCTTTTCAAAATGCTTGAGATAAGTATAGGTTGTCCTTAACTCCTTAATAATCAGCACACTTGCTACTATTCCCGGGTCGCTTTTTGCCTATTCAAATAGTCTATTCAAACCTCTTTTACTCTCTTTTTTCTTAATAGTACCTGTTTTTCCTGCCTCTTTTTACATAACTCATTGACTATTAACTATCTAATAGGGGTTTGCACGGGCTGTTTGTCTTACTTATCTTGATTATTATATAACTTGTTAATTATTAATCACTTCCAAGACCCTCACGGCCATTCAAACCCACTCATACAAGGCGTAATTAATGGGTTGCCAAACGTAGTAGTAAGGACACGTATAAGGTATTATATATATATATCTATATATATATAATACCTTAAGTGTACTTACGTTCGGTAATGTTTGAGGCTTTACCGGGCACCACTTCCGGAAATCAATCAAAGCCTCCGAGTCCGGAAAAAAGTCAAAATCGCCCATCCGTGTCAGTAATCCCATTGCCGACCGGGTAGACCATAGTCAGGATCAACAAGGCGCAACGCAAACCCGTAACCCATACCCAGACAAGGGCGCCGTATTTGCAATCGATCGTCGGGCATCGTCAGGGAGTATAACGATCTTGCCAAAAAGTATAACGATCTTGCTGTCTGGTCAGGTATGGTTACGCGTATTCAACAACTCCAGCATTCGCACGCTCGGCCAAAATACTGATTAAACATAGTTATTAACAGGATTGGTAGACATAAGTGATCTTATGCGACGTGCCAAAGGGTGGGGGGAGACCCCTTTCGTTTGGGTCCCATCCACTATATATCATCCCAACGAGTACCTCAATCAAAATCGGTTTTGTCCACTGGGATTTTTTTTAGAAAAAACAGGCTTGACATACTGGTAGCATTGTGTCATACTGCTCAAATCAGGAATTATTATGAAGCTGTGTAAAAAATGCAACACATCAAAACACTCCTACGAGTTCTATTCAAATCCGCGATCACTTTCTGGATTGAGCAGTATATGCTGTGAGTGCTGTAAGGCCAGCAACGAAAAATGGAAAAAAAATAATCCAAAAAAGATTTTAGAATATAGGAAGAATAGGGATATTAAGCGCCAAGCACTCCGTGTTGAGCGATATAAGCAAAGCCCCGAGTTAAAAAGGAAGATTGCCAAAGAGTACAGAAGAAAAAACCATCAAAAAGTTAAATGTTGGGTAAAAAAGGCTTGCGAAAAACAAGAGATGATGCGACTCATAAAACTCAGATCGGCGTTTCTTTCTGGTGATTATGGACGCCCGTATGCTAATATTTATTGTGGTGGACCTTCTGATAAACAACGCAAGGGTAACATCAAAACGCAGTTAGTCTGGGCGCAATCTTTCAGACTTCAGAAGCAGAAAAAGACTCCTGTTTACGACCCAGTGAAGCAGAAAGCATATTCCTTGGCAAACCGAGAAAGGGATAGAGCAAAACGCAATAAGCGGAAATCCAAATACCGCGAGAATGCAAACGACTCCAAAAGGCTTTCAAGGCGCATGTCCGGCGCGATAAGTAGGTCTCTTTGCGGCACGAAGGCCGGCCGCCACTGGGAAACACTTGTTGGATATACCCTTAATGACTTAAAAAAGCACCTAGAATCCCTTTGGGCGCCCGGGATGAACTGGAAAAATCGCGGGATAAATGGGTGGCATATTGACCATGTTTTTCCGGAATCGAGGCTTGTTATCGACGGCCCCGACGATCCGACGTTCAGATTTTGCTGGAGTCTCGACAATTTGCAACCGCTATGGAGTGATGACAACATCCAAAAGGCCGATTCGGTAGCATAACCCAAAGGAGGTATCATGACCCCATCCGAACCACTGAACAGTACACCCTGGGAAAAGTTTGCACAACTGATTGCCAAGAACACAAAGCCGTCGGTAGCGTATGAGGAAGTCTACGGCAAGGTGGAGCGCAAAAAGCTATGGGCCGGGTGGAACAGGTTGATCCACCATCCAAGAATGATTGAGCGGGTGCGGTATCTGACGAAGGACAATCGCAATCCGATGTTTGAGGAAACAGTTGAGAGCACAGGCAGCGAAGAAATCAATTTGAAGTCAGTGATAAAGACGTGCAGGGCGATCATTGACGGAGATTACAAGACACCGGACAAACTATCCGCAATAAACACATTAAACAAGCTCGGCGTATTCGACAACGAGACCAAGGACGACGGGAAGCGGATGGATCCAAGTGCACTGTGCGAGTATCTGGCGAGTTTCAGGGGAGCACCGGCGAAGGAGTTGAGCAGGATACCCGGGGGACTGAAGGGGCTGATGGTGAGGTTGATGGAGTTGACGGGGGCGAGTGCATTGCAGTTGATAGCGGTACTGGGCGAGGATGTTCACGAACCTTTGGAGGCACAAATACCCGCACTATGTGCCCCGAAACCAGAAGATTCAAAGCCTTCAGAATCCAAACCACTCGACTTTGAGGAGGAACCCGATGAAGATGAAGAAGACCGGAATGCGGTGGAAGATGATGAAACGCTTGTTGAGACTATCAAGGCTTCGCCGACTGAACCGGAAGAGATGAGTCCCGAGATGCGGGAGCGGTTGGCCCCGGCATTGGAGTATGCGGGGGCCGGGAAGGTGGAGTTTTGACCCAAGACCTGACCAAAGGAACTGCAAGGTTCACGGTGGACAACTGTCCACTGATGCAGGTGCAGAACTGGTCCATGCCGGAACTGTATGACTGGCAAGAGGAGATCATTGAGAACGTGTCAAAGCCCGGGTCTCGGGTGGTGGTGAGCACGAACAATGAGAGTGGCAAGACGCGGATATTGGTGCCGTTAGTGGGTCTGAGTGTCATGGCGGCGTTCCCCGGGGCGACCGTATTCAGCACCGCCGGCGCCGAGGAGCAGGTCAGAGGCCAGTTATTCAAGTATCTGGCGGGAATAATCCGGCCATACGATAAGGCCGGATGGAGTCTATCTGCAAGTGATCTTACGGTAACGGCACCCAAGGTTAAAGGCCTCAAAAGCCGCTGGATTTCGAGGGTGCCGCGAGATGCTCTGACGATCGAGGGATATCACGGCGGGTGGGAGAAGGACGACCGGAATGTATGGCGCTGGTGTCCCGTATGTGTGATAATTGACGAGGCCAAGAGCGTCAGCCAGGAAGTATTCGAGGCCGCATGGCGGATTGACCCCGACTTCCTGTTCGTGATTTCAACGCCCGGCGAGGATTCCGGCCCGTTTTTCGATGCCGTGGACCCCGATACCCTGGATGGTGGCGTAAAGAAGGATCCCACCGGCTTGTGGCATTACCGGCGGAAGATAAGTTGGCGCGAATGCCCGCACCTGCTTACTCCGGACAAGATCGGCCGGCGCGAGAAGTTGATCGAGAAGTTCGGGCCCCGATCGAGCTTCATTAAGAGCTTCCTTGAAGGCGAATTCCAAAGGCAGACGGATGAGAATAACGTCTTTACCGACACCGATATTGAGCGGGTGAAGGCGGCAATGAAACCCAGACCGGATTACAGTCCTGGCAAGAAATTCGCCGGGTTGGAGTTTTCCGGCGGCGGCGATGAGCAACCGATAATGATTCTCGATGGCAATAAGGTGGTGTATGAGAAGGTATGGCGCGAGGAGGACACGGATAAGCTGGCACAGGGTTTCCTGGTTGACTTGAAACGGTTTGAGGTTGATGCCCGTAACTGTGTTGCGGATAATGGTGGCATAGGTCAGGCCATCATTGACAACATGGAGGCCAAGGGTTACCGCGGCATAGAGCGGTACATGAACCAGCAGGAGTCCGTGAGCAGGCATGAGTACGCCGACCGCATGACCGAGGATCACTACCGATTCAAGGAAATGCTGAGACTCCATCCGGAGATCCAGTTGCCGGACGATCCCGTGCTGCTGAAACAACTACGGCAACGCAGGTTCCATATTGACGACCATAACCGGGTGAAGTTACAACCGAAAAAGGATCATCGGAAACGGACTGGTGAGAGTCCGGATAGGTTGGATGCCCTGATAATGCTGTTCAGCCGGTGGCGCCCACCCGTACCAATCAAGAAACAGGAAGGATATCATTCCGTACTGGAGGAGGAGGCGCGTAAAAAGCATGGTGGTATGTCGTTTGGCTGGATTAAACCGCAGGAGTCCATGGGTCAGATGATGAGGAAACATTTGGTAAATAAAAAATAAGTCTTGACATTCTCTCCGATTTGTGCCATTCTGTCCCTATCTAAGAAAAAATAGGTACTTTTTGGCACACATGGCACCATCAAACACAGACGCGACTGTGGCGGCATTTCGAGACGAGTTCCAGATCTCCTTTACGTATTGCCAGTCTCACTTTGAACTTGCCGCCCGTCATATTGCCCTTTGGCGTGGCAAGAAGCCCTGGCAACTAGACGGCACCTCGACCCAGGCCATGCTCAATATGGCGTTCGGGATTTGTCAGGATCGATCCCCGCGCCTCAAGAAGAATATTTTTGGGGGTGAGGATTTTCTTTCACTTGAGTCCATCCATCCCCGCTACGATTCCGGCAGGGAACAGGCCGAGGCTTGGATTCGTAACCTCTACCGCGACGAAAGCCAGTTAAATATCCTTGCCGAGATCGAACCTACCCTGCAATCCGCCACGATCACAGGAACCGGATACCGGATGCCGTTTGCCCGTAAGACCAAGGATGGTCGTTGGCAGATAAGCGAACGCGATATCGACTTCTTCCAGATCCTTCCGGCACCCGTGGGTGGCCGCATCAACCCGCAGGACACCAACAGCGACGATTGCCTGCCGTACTTCTTCTATGTTGATTGGATGACCGATGACCAGATCAAGGCGTTGAGTAAGTATCCCGGGTACGTGAAGGATCAGGCAGAAAAGTGCATGGCGTCCGCAGTTAATAATATCGGGTCAATTGATAACCAGTATCAGGAACTATTTCAAGTCATTGGCGGAGTGGATTACGGGGTTGGCAAGAACAGTTGGCGCACCCAGATGAACGATACCGAACGCGGCAAGAAGAATGGTCGGCGCAGGGTAGTCCATTGGATGCGACGCGATAAATGGATTATCATTGCACAGGATACCTATAGGATTTACGAAGGCGACCCGCCAATGGGCAAAGGAACACTTGGACTTACCCAGTGGCGCCTGACAAATGACTTCTCCAACTGGTTCGGTATCGGGTCCTTGGAGATGGTCGAGGATCTGATTATTGCCGTATTGCTGAACTTTAATTACCGACTTGACCACTTGGGCCGTGTCATGTTCCCGACCAAGTGGATTCGATCGGATGTCATGGGCGGTCGTCCTGAGTCTGATTTCTACGATCGCCCGTATGCCATCCATGAATTCCCGATGAGTGTCCAGCGGATTACCGATGCCGTTAATTATGACCGGGCCCCGGAGATCAGCGATCAGACCTTCATCGAGGAAGATAGACTCAAAGCCATGATTGAGGCGGTAAATGGTGCTCCTAATTACTCCGAGGCCATGGGAAAGAGCCATGGAATCGGTGCGTCGGCCACCGGCGCCGTCAGTTTCATCAACCAGGTCGCCGGCAGGGTTGAGGCCGAAAGCCTGCTGCTGGAGTACGGTGGACTGGCGCAGGGCGCGCGGTTGCTGTTGATGCTGGCCGATAAATACATCAACGACGAGGAGTTCATCCGGACTCCAAAGAGTCAGAATGGCACAGGTTGGATGGTAATTGACCCCGATTACCTGACTGACGGATATATCGTCAAGACCCATGGCACGAAGAATACAGCCGACCAGGAACAGGCGTTCCAGCGGATGATGGCCTTGTATCCCATGTGGAACCAAGACCCGCAGATTGACCCGTATGAGTTCAAGAGAGCCGTGGCCGACGCCTCGGGAGTGCCTAATTTAACCAAAGTAGTCATGCCCCCGCAACCCGAGAATACTCCTCTCGGGGGCCCGCCCCAAGATTCGGCGGCGGCGCAAGGGGGCCTGGCCAGCCCTCAGTCATTTAGTGGTCGGGCGAGAACGGCGCGGGAAACAACGGCTCCACGTCCGGTACCTGCAAACGCGGCAATGTAGATTTGTCTTGACATTTTAACCAAACTGTGCCATAGTGACACAATCAAAGGAATAATAGGGTCAATTTGACCCTATCAAGGAGAAACAGAATGAAATCCAAATATTTTTTAGCATTGGCGTTGGCGGCGATTTGTGTGCCTGGATTTTCACAGGATGTAACCAGAAGCCGCAATATGTCTACCGATCAACCGGTGAATGGATATTTTTTAACCACAGATGGTAGGTGGAATAAGTGGTCGCCATCATCCATTGCGTTGCCTGCCGGCACGGTTCTGGAGGCAGTTGATTATAGTGCGGCTACAAATGGAAATGCGGCTAATATCGCAAGCGGAAATCTTGCCCTTGCTCGTGTCACAAACGCCATGGCAACCGCTGGGTCGACAATAGGTGGAAACATTCCCAAAGCGGCAATCACAAACGCCATTGCTACCACAGTAATTCCCAAAGTGGGTATAACGAACGCTTTGGCGAGTGCTGGTTCTGCAATTGGAGGAGACATTCCGATAGCGGCCATAACCAATGCGCTTGGTATTCCGTTGGTGTTCATAGTGACGAATAGGTCAACTTTAATGACGAACATTTCTTACTACTCACCCGCTGGTGTAATGACGAATAATGTCGTAACAGAGTAATTGATAATCATGGAAATCTTTCACCAGAAGGACACGACGGTAATCCATCGGGAGATTGATGGGTTGCAGAAGTATTTGCAGAGGCTGGTGGCCGACAAGGAGGTTTTAGTCGAGGACTTAAAAGGGTATGAGACCGAAGGGTATGAATTTTTCAAGACGCGAGTGCTTCCGAAGGAACTTGTCAGGGTTGCCATGTTGCGGATGGGGGTGGATGCCGGACAGGTTGGGCAACACGACCAACTTAAAGGCCAGTTCCTCGAAGCCGAAATGCTGATGCGGAACAAGGAAAATATCGAACGCGACATATCCGTTATCAGTCGCAAAATTTCAGAGTCTAACGAGAAGATAGAGCAGTTGAAGAAGAAGTTTCACAAACAAACGGAGAAATAACCATGGATGCCAACACCGAAGCTATTCTTAGCGGACAACCTGCTTCCATCGTTGCCGCACCCGTCGCTACACCAGCGCCGGCAACACCCATTTCCATAACTCCCGCCCCGGATGCTGGCAACCCACCGGCCCCAGCACCCGTGCAAGCGGAAGCGCAACCCGCACCGACCGCAACACCGGCAGTTCCCGCCCCCGTACCAGGGCAAGCGAGTCCTGCAATCAGCGACGAACAATTGCTGAATGCCGCCGGATTAACGGAAAGCCCGGACAAAAAACTCAGTCGCTTGGAACGCGACCATTCGGCTTCCAGCAAGGAAGCCCGTAGACTACTGGAGTTTTCTAAGGGTCTCGAAGATGTCCTGAAAGAACAGGGTGTCGATATTGCCAAGGACGAACAAGGCAAACCTGTCGGGTTGGTTGCAGGTAAGAAATACTCGAAGGATGCCGCCGCCCTTGATATCAAGGTAAAAGACCTGCCTGACGAAATTCAGGCATTGTTTGAGACGGAGCCACAGAAGGCCGTTGATTTCATCGTCGATAAGGCGAAAAAATCACTGACCAAAGTTGTTCCAACACTCGACAAGATCATAACGCCATTGTCTCCTGAACGACATGAAACGGCTGTGAATTATCTGGCCGACATGAAGTGGGAGACAGGTGATGCGAAGTTTCCGGGGTTGGCCGCCAATCGGAAACTGATCGAACAGATGATTAACGCACCGTCCGGCTCAAAAGCCCTGAAAGAATTCTACAATCAGGACCCTGAGACGGCACTTGCGTTGCTGAATCTGCAACTCGATCATGCCCGCGCTCATATTATCGAGCAAGGGAAAAAGGCCGCGGAAACCATTGAAGCCAAGCGGAAGTCCGCTGAATTGAACCCACAACCCCTGCCGGCTGGCGGTGGCGTACCGAGCATAGGCGGAGAATCGGAAGGTGATCTTGCCTCGCAGGTGGCCCATGCCAAACTGGGGTATTAACCGATAACGAATAATTTGGAGAAAAAACATGAGTGTATTAACAGGAAATGTAAGGACCGATCAGGTTCTTGCCGCCAAGGTTCCCGTCTATATGCGGGAACAGATTGACATGCTTGATTCTGAACGCGCCTTTTTTGAGTACCTTACCCGTCAATTCAGAGGAATGAAGGGTATTGAATCCATGAAGTATAACTTCTTGGAAATGCGTTCGTATCCGCGTTTTATGACGTGCAACGCTATCAGCGCCGCCGCTGCTACCGTCGTACTTGTCGATAATCCGACTTACGCGCATACCGATCAGTTGATCTATAATACCCGAACCCAGGAACACTACCTGATGAATGAAGTCACTGGTGGAACTGGTAATGCGGCGGGAATTACTGTTCTTAATCTGAACGGTTCCAGTGGTATCACGACCGCGACGGCAGTTGGTGACATTCTGCAAATCGGGCCCGAGGCCCATGCGGAAGGTGAAGATGTTCCTGCCGCGTATAGCAATACGCCCACGGAACGGTTCACGTATCTGTTCCAGCACGACAAACGCCGGGCGAATACGGACATTCAGGCCAGGACCAAGGAATACGGCACAAAGCAGTTGATCCTTGATCGGAAACAGTTCTGGGTGGATGAGATGCGTGCGCTGGCTATGTTGCTCTACACGGGCAAACAAAGCCGTGAAGTAACAAGCACGGGTGGTCCTCGTCGTCATGCGATGAGCGGTATCATGGAACAGATCACGTCCAACGTGGTTGACTTTGATGGCGTTCCCGGGGCTATGACCCTGGCGTCAGTTGGTGAAATGCTTCGTCTGACGATGAATCATTCCGCCAGTTCGACCACAAAGGTCGGTGTCTGTGGCCAGAACGCATGGTCTGGTATCTCTGCGATGCCGGCCGCGGCTATCAGGACAACGGTTACTGAGACCGCGTGGGGCAAGAAACTCAATACGCTGATTACTCCCTTCGGCACGCTGTCGATCGGGTATGACTCGATGTTGAGTGCGGAAAATGGTATGTCCGACAAGTTCTTCGTGCTCGATCCGAGTTACGTTGAACGGTTGCAAATGACCGGTCTTGAGACCCACCTGCTACTGAATATCCAGAATTCTGATGATATTCACAACCAGGTTGACGTCATTACCGGCACGGATGGTATCCGGTTGGGTCTGGAAGAACTGCACGCGCAGGCTGAGAACATCAGCTAATAACAATGTTTCACTGGACGAGGCAATCCCTCGTCCAGATGGAACAAAAACAAGGAGAAACAGGGTATGGCGAAAGGACGTTATCAATACTATCCGGTGATTCAAAACTCGGAAAAGGCTAAGTTCAACAGGTCGTTCGTGTATATAAACTTACGCGAGTGGACGGATCCTTCTGGAAAGTATCAGGCAG